ATACTTGAGAGAATGAACTGACATCAGAATTTTGATTTCCAATCCAAGGATATATTGAACAAGTCGCAGATTCAGAAGTACAATCATAACTAAATAACTGTCCTTGAGCTAAACATGGGTCATTTGTTACGGGAACCATTTGACAACCACTTTGTCTTCTGTAAACATATTTTTGTCTTTGAAGTGGTGAGTTTTCTAATCTTGTTCCTGTATTCCAAATTGTTGATGCTGCAATCATTTGTTGTGTCAAACGAATCCAATATGGACCTAAACCATCAACATATTCAATAAGTTTTTGGTATGTGAAATTGTCATTTGGAATTCCAACATTTTGTTCCGATAATAAATAATTGTAATAAATGTTTAACAAGTCAGGATAACCACTTGTCTTACCATCTGAAGAATACCATCTTGTTCTTGCGTTTATTGTTTGTTGAACAAATGTTTGGGCAAATTCAAAGAATGTCTTTTTATTTGGTTGTGGATTAATAAATGTCCAATCATAACTACCATAACTTGGGTAAGTTGGTGTCATACCAGTATTTGGTATTGGGTAGTTATAGTTTTTAGACATTGACCATACATTGTATAGAATACCTTGGCCAGGATTTAAGAACAAATCAACGTTTTTAGCATTTAACACCAACTTATCCGATGGTGCCACGTAATACGCATTATAACCTGATTGAGTACTTATTCTGTATACAGGTGGTTGCCAACTTTTCTTATTGTCAGGAACTAACTTTAAGTTGAATCCCAAATTCATGTATGGGAAATTTCTAAATCTATCAAAATATTCTTGACCATAACTAAATGGTTGTAATGTTGTTTGAATATTTGGACTGTTTCCTGTAAAAACTGATGAAGTTTGATTTACAACTTCAGGGCTTCTGTGTTGTGGTGTTGACTCAAACCAACCCGCACCTTTTTCAAAGAAATAATTTTCAGTATTGGCAGGTGCTTGTGGATATCCAAATTCATCAACAGGATATGCGGTTCTTGTTTCTGTAACCAAGTAAGTTTGAGTTGATGATGTGAAACCACTGTAATGTGTTCCGTGAATTGAGAATGTTACACCCGAATTGTATGCTGTAACATCTTCAACATATGTTCCACCAGTAATTTGAGCGAATTGTGTGTTGAATTCTCTCATATTAATTCTTTGGTCGGCAACATAAACATATTCATTAAATTCAACCAAAGCATCAGGTGCTCCAACTAATCTCAATGTAAATTCAATTGAACGTCTTGTACCTTTGGATTTGAATAGATAAGCAGAATTAAGAATTAAATTTCTATAAAATTGATAGTTTAATTCTGATGGTGTCAATTCTCTTGAGAATCCTGCGTATTGTGTAACACCAGTTGCAGCATAAACAGAATTTAAGAAATCATCATTTGTTATTGGTGAAATATTTGGTGACCAACCTAATGTTTCAGCCAAGTTTTTCAACAACATTGATGGTATATCATTACCCGGTGTGTAATTAACCGAATTCATGTATGCCAACGCATCTATGAATATTTTTATTTGGTCAAAACTTCTACCATAGATTTGTAATACTTTAGCAACCTTGTGGTCAGGTGTATCAAATTCCAATAAAGAATCTGTAACCATAAACCTTGTAATCAAGTTTGTCTTATAGGCATCAAAATCAACACCAATCACATTTAACTTTTCAAGGTATGTTGTGAATAAAGGTGTTCTAATATCTAAATTCCATAAACCATCTAATGGCCATGTAACCGTTGCTGTTTGTAATTCAACCGCACCACCATCAGTTTGAATTGGTACGTTAAATGTTGCTGTATATGGTGGTTGTGCTAATCTATTTAATAAGAATTTTTCAACCTCATCAAAATTTTCAGAAAAAGCCTTTTCAACATAATAATCATTTGGTCTAATGACTAATGATTTAATTGTTGTACTGTCACCACTAAATGGGTTTCCAATAACTATTACTTTTATTATACCACTGTATAAACTATTCGATGGTGTGAAATCAATGATTTGATATGGATAATTGTCAACAACTAATGAATAATTTCTATATGTGTTGGTTAAATCTCTTAATGGAGAAAATTCTTGCTCTCTGTTTTGTAAATTAATTTTAGAATTAACAGAATAATCTAATGAGAATGGGTTTTTAATTCTTGCAACATCAATAGTTAATTCCGTTTCATTTGAAACTGAATTATATGTAATACCTGTTGCGGTATTACCTGATGTAAAATCATAATAATAATCATCAATCTCAATACCCGCAGGGAAAAAATTGATTATTCTTTGAACTGAAACTTCAAATCTTTTCTGTAACGAACCAAATATTGTAAAGTTTGTTACGTTTGATAAGTCAAAGTTTGGATAAACTCTATATTCTTTTGCGATTAATTCTCTTGATTGATTAACAGAATCAAGATTCAAATCTTCTAATGAAACAGGTAATTGGAAAACGCCAATATTAAAATTTCTATTGTTCTTTTCGGATATACCATAACTCCACTCAAAGTTACCTTGTGTAAGTCCACCACCTTGCACCGTCTGATTACCAACCACATTATCGAATGGTGTCTGTGCTCCTGACGCTCCAATTGGGATGTACTTCTTAGCCATTATTGTCCTGTGATATTAGTGTAACTCTTACTGAAATCAATGTTTTGATTTCTATTCTCCTTAACCTCATAAAGAAGATTGTTAAAGTCATCTTTAATTTCGTACAAGTTAAATTGTGAGTAGATATTATTTTGTGTGTCGTAGATTGTGTAAATACCGTCTTCCATTGATTTAGTTTGGTTACCATAAAGTGCAATACCCAATGTATCAATATCGTATTGAGATACTTGAACTTCTAATGTCAAAGGATTAAAATATGTGTTTGATAAAACAATACTTTGTGCTGGTTGACCAATAAATGGTGTAGCGTTTGGTTTGTTTGTTGGTGATGAACTTGGTGATAATGTACAGAAAACCAAATTGGTTTGTCCTTCAGTGTATCTATATCTTACCGCTTTTTGTTGTGTGTTTGTTAAGTTTTGAATAACTGGTTCACAATAAAAGTTTGATGTAACAATTCTAAAGAAGTTTGGTATTTTACTACCATCAGCGTTTAAGTATTCAACTCTATACCCAACAAGTCCTTGTGCAATAAATTTGTTAACAAATTGACTTGGTACGTTTGATAAATCAATAACAATACCTTTTACGTTTGGAAGTGCTGATAACACACCACAATCTGTAATCGATGTTCTGATTTCTGCTGGTCTAATATACAATGTGTATATACCAAGTTGAGTAAATGTTTCGGCTGGTAATCTTAAATTATATAATCCACCAAGTATTTCATTTGTATTACCACCTGTGGCGGCATTGTTAAAATATGGTCTTAAAATAGATGTTGCATCCAATTTTGTTAAAACAAAGTCAGTTGTTACATCTCTCGATGGAGTGTAGTTCATGATGATTTGCACATCTTCGGGTGATACATCAGCCGGTCTTATGGTTCCGTATGTTCCTGTTGCCATTTTATGTTACGTTAAAAAAGTGATATCCATAATTTATTAAATCTCCAAGGTTGTCAACCTCACCTATTCTTTGGATTCTTTCATAGGCTGAGTTTTTTCCTCTCTCTATAAATACATTTGATTGTACTTCTGCTTGAGAAATTATTCCTAAAAGTAATTCATCTTTTACTAATGGGTCCTGAACCATCCAATCTTCAGTTAATCCTGATGATTGAATGAAGTAAATTGTATCCCCGTTGGCATAATCATAATAGTCTACATTTTGTATTGTGTAAGCAGTATAGACCAAATTCATTTCAGTTATTATACCATAATCCTCACCATTTTTTTGTACGGGAACTAATAGTGGGTATTTAACAGACCCGTATTGTGCCAAGTCAGATATTCTTGATGCTGTGTATCCACTAACCACAAATGGTACGGTAACATATGCTGATGATACTTGGTCAGCAACTAAATTAACCGCATCACCTGTGAATATATAATCATACGATATTGGTGTTGCAGACCATGAACCAGTGTTTGGTGTAAAGTATGCAGTTCCTTGTGGATTAAAATTTGGTACATCAACAAACGGTGTTTGAATTTTTTTCTGTACCTTTGTATTACCCCAAGGATTATACTGTGATAAAGTAATTGTATATTCTTTTGGTTTAGATGCGTAAACGTGTGAAATAGAATTAGGTGTATATGTTGTAATTGGTTCAACAGGTGAACCATCCCCCCAATCTACTGTGTATTGTGATAACTCCAAGAATGAATTAAATTCAATATCGGCTGTATTATATACATTCCACAAATAAGGATTTGTTGTTGTTGATGAAAAAATAAAATTGGTAACAACATTTTGTTGTGATATTGCACCATCAAATGTCGAATAGTATCCCAAGTCAACGGTGTTCTGAACCAATAGGATTGGAACGGTAAGTCCTGTAAGAAGAGATGTATAATTTGTGTTACCCGTTAAAGTTTGGGTCATAGATGAATACACACCATATGTTTCACCTGAATAAGTGACATCATGGATAATTGTCTTCAATACCTCAGGGGAAACCCTGATTCTCATTACTTGTGTTTCCATTATGGGTTTACGTATTCATACCATTTTATGGGGTTTGTTAAACCACCGACTCTATTTCCTGTTGGATAATCATACACTTTGAAAGTCTGTGTCGCATAATCCAAATCAACTTTATAATAAAAATATTCTTCAGGTGGGAAACTTGTTCCACCACCCAAATTACTTTGTTTTGTCTTCATCATTTTAATGAACTTACCAGTGTTTGCATCAAAGAACTTGGCCGTCATATAAAATGTGTTTATATTTAAGAAATCTCTTTTCTTTAACCAATAAATAAAGAACCCTTCTTTATCACCAATGTAATCCAAAGTGAATTTTGGTTTCTTGATTGTAACTGGCGTTGTATTGTTTAACACGGCTGGTGTTAAGTATCCTTGTTGAACAGGGAGTATTGTTGTGATGTACGCCTTTTGTGTTCTTGTTGTCGGACTATCATAATAATCAATCTTCCAAAAAGATTTTGTAAAAGGTTTTTCAAAGTAATACACCTGATTGGTTGTAAACTTTGGTAAGTATGAATTAATCCATGTTGGAGTTGTCGCATCCCCCTGATGAAAATTGAATTCATAATTCAATGATGTCTTTGTATTGTCATAAACTGCGTGGTCAAATCTTGTCACCTCAAAATCATCACCTTTGTTTAGAATTTTTTCAATGATGGAAGTTTCATATTGCTCAATAGCATCTTGGTTTCCACCAAAGTCCCAAATCTGTTCCAATGGTAGAACAATATCTTTAGCCTGGTTGTCAAAGACAACTCTTATTTTATTCGCATCCATCTATTAACGGTTGTGGTACAATCTGATACAAGTCAGTTATGTCAAATGACGCACCTTCAGGATAAAGTCTAAAAGGTATATTGGTAAACGGATAATGTGATTCATTTAAGAACGGGTAATCAACACCTCTACCTAAACTATCAATATATCCATATGTGTATATATCTCTCCATATCCATTGTTTCAAGTTATTTGAGAAATAAGCATAATTTGGTACACCATCAACAAATGTTGAACCCGCAGTTTCAGTATAATCTGAAAATACTTTTAGTGTGATTGGGTAATGTGTTTGATAATAATAACCATCAGGGTTTGAGTTATTTACAGGTGATGTGTTAAACGCTTTTGAATAATACGTCATCTTATTCATGTAAGGTGAGATAACCCTCTCGGCTTGTTCTATGTCGTTCCATTCACACCAATCACCATATATTGTATCACCACTGTGTCTTGGTAGATTAACTGTAAAGTCATAAGTAACATTGATACCCAATCCAACATTTTGTGTTTTTGAATATCCCGATGTCTGAACATTTTCCAAAGAATCATTGTTTGTTTGACTCCACCAAGGATTTGTCTGACCTGGTAACATATTAAATTTCCAACCACGTCTTAATTGATTGAACCATCCCATGTATCCATTGAATTGGAATGATGCGAATATTTGTGTTACAGGTTTTTTATTGTTATCCATTTGGTTGATGATTTGGATATCACGAGCCGCGGTAACATTATAAGTTTTTGAACTTTGGAAGTTTGCAACCCTTCCAACATTATTTGGCGTTAAAGATGAGAACTGATAAAACCCTAAGTCTTGAAATGAGTTTAATTCAAATCCATTATTGGTGATGATTGAATCGTGGGGGTCGGTTATTACCTTATGCATTCTTACATAATATCTTGATTTGGTTTCACCCGAATTATTGATATCAATAATTCGTTTGAATACACCTTGATTACCCGTATTGAAAGTTGAACCAGTATAACCAACGTTTGATAAATTAAAGATATTCATGTCTGAACCAAGAGTACCATTACCTAAACTATACACTTGAAATGTGTTTATTGTACCATAACTAAATGACAACTCAACCCATTCTCCAACCGTCAATCCGTGTGATACTGGTGAAGTAAATTGAATAACAGGAAATCCATTGTCCGAACCTTGTGTAATTGAAAATGGTATTCCATCTCCTGATAACCAAGGATTTAGACTTGAGCCATTTGTAAAGAAATATTGCATTGGGACCGTGTAGTTATTTTCATATGGATATGACATAACAATACTCCAATTGTATGATGATGCACTTTTGGTCTCAAATGGTAGTTGTTGATTATCAATATCAGTCCTAATAAATTCAAATTCTTGGTAACTTGGTAATCCACTCCAAATACCATTAGTTAAAGATGTTTCAGGATTAATATAATAAAGACTATCTCTAAAAATATTATAATACGTAAAACCAACTAAGTTATTTTCATAGATGTATGAAATCTTAATTGTTGGTCTAAATGATGTTGATTTTTGTCTTTCACCATCAAATACAGTTACAAGATTTAAGGAAACCGTTCTATCATAATCAATAACCTCAGATTGTGTTTGCAACAATTCAGCTTGCAAAAGGATATCTGTGTTTGGTGCTGACTTATATCTTAAATCAGGTTTTATAACTACAAAACTACTCTCAGACATTTGTTTCGGTTCCTAAATATTGTTGTACGTATTTATCCATGGCTGACTTACCTTTTTTCAAACCAAAGTAAAAGTACCAAGGTGCACTTGTTAATGTGTAGTCATTTGTTGGTGTTGACGCTTTGATATTATAAGTACCATCAGGATTCCTTTGATAGATGTATCCATAAGCATTTTGTAATAAATTATTGTTTCCTTGGAAGAATGGTTTTAATCGTCTGTCAAATTCTTGATATTTTTTACTTTCAACTGTTGGGTTACCACCGTATGTGTACCAAGAATTGTTTTGATTTCCAAAGATACTTGGTTCACCACTAATCCAAGCATTGTTAGCCCATTTGAAAAATGGAACTTCTTGTGATTTTGTACCTAAATAATCGGCAATTAATGTTGTACCTGTTAAAGTTCTATCAATTCTTCTTGGTGATATTAAATCTCTATCTGCCGTAAATCCACTAAAGAAAACACCAAAAACAGGGTCACCAAGACTATCTTGACTTACGTAAATTGGATTGTCGCCAGTTACATTTGGGTCATCAGGATAATTCTCCGCAGTAAATGGTGTAACTCCATACTGTGAATTTATCTGTAACATTTGTGCAAAGTCACCATCAACTCTATCTTCGTCTCTACTGAATAATGCACCAACACCACCAACACCAAAAATACCACTAATAATTCTTTGTAAGAAATTTTGGTTAACAAGTCTTGAAACAATGAATAGTTGTAATAAACCTGAATCATCACTCCAAGTTGTTGAATTAAATTTATTCATTTGATAACCAAAATAATTTGGTGTTTTGTTTACTTCACTTTGCCAAATATATTTTGGACCCATATCCAAAATTGTTGTTGGGAACAATAAATCTTTTGTGTTTACTGGTTGTGAAAAGGATGTACTTGCTCTTGACCCAACAAATTTAGTTCCATCATAAGGACTTGAACGATAGTAGAAATTACTTGATTTTGGTTCAAAGACTAATAAGTCACCACAATACAAATAATTAACTTGTGGTTGTCCTGTAATAATATTTGTTGATACTTTTCTGTTATATGGCTTATTGTTTTTATCAAAGAATACACTTGATTCAAATGGGAACGCAAATAAAGAACCGTTCAACCAAGAGTTTACAAAAGTGTGCGATAAAACCCCTCTACAAATAGCAAAATTCATTCTGAATCTTTCCAACCATTGACTAAGTAATACATAGTCACTATTACCGTGATTACTATCAAGTGGTAATAATGAAAGAATTGGTTTATTAACCAATCTATAACAACCATTAATTAAAACTTGACCACCAACGTTTGTATTGCAATTATTTGTATTTGGTAAAACAATAAATTCACCATTTTGATTTATATAACAATTTAAGTCAACCATTCCAGCACATGAGAATGATTCAATTACTTTATTAACAGTTCCACCCGTTGTAACATCAGGATTATTTGTTGGATTAACTCCACCAGCACCTGACGCACTTGATACAGTCGCAGCATTACCATTGTCCGTTATTAAACTATAAGTTAAACTAACAGATGTTTGTCCCGCATAATGGTTATTACCTGTAATTTCAGGTTGTGTACCTGTTGGTAAACGGTCACTTCTCATAACCATTCTTTGACTATACATAGTCATATCATGTAATGGATATGCCGGTGCGTAATAGAATTGTGGTAACACACCATTGTTGTTATCATTATCAACAGTATTTACTGTTGCATAGTTTCCGTACCAAATATAAGAACCACCTTCAATGTATTCATTTCCATAATAACCAACACCACTTGGTGTTACTTGTTTTGCCAACAATTCACCTGAAGTACCAACTTGAACCATTGATGATGTTAATGTTGTACTACCTGTTGTAGTTGGTTGGAATACATTAATTTGTGTTACATCTAATGATGAATAGTATGATTGTAAATTAGATGTGTATGATGAATACTGTGTTCCAGCAGTGAACGTGTATGAATTATAATACAAATAACCTGAATGATTTTCAGTATTATTATTAAACTGATTGTGTCTAACATTTGTCAATCCTACTTGAACTGGGATGTTCAAAAAGAAATCATTTTCAATTGTCACATTACCCCAAGTATTATGTCCAAATATTCTTGATAAGTCATACTTAATACGTTTTCTTCCACTATGTGGGTCCACACCTCTAACTAAGAATATAATACCCAAACTACCACCTAACCATTGACTTAAATAATCAAAATATGGGTCAGCACCATCAACGCCTTGATTTTTGAATAGTTTTATTTGTTGGTCTATTTGATTTTTTAGACTTGAACCTAAGGTATTTGAATTGTTTGTGATGAACTCATCATATGTTGTTCCTGTGATAACTTGGAAGTATTCAATGTCAGTTGCGAATTTATAACTAACTGTAGATGCTGTTGTCGCACCACTTAAAGAATATGTAACACTTTTATTTGTTTGTGAAGATGGGTCAACATAATTCACCGTTATTGTTTTACCTTGTATTGTTGTACCTGTAACACCAGTTGTTGTACCTGTAGTTGGTGCTTTTGGGTTAGGGTCTTTTGATAATAACGCCTGTTGGAAGCTTAAAAGTTGGCCTACCTTAAATGTTTCTTGAACTCCGGGGTCAACAATAAGAGCCATAACATTATCGTAGTGAAACAAATTAGGATTTGTTCCATTTAATTTTGGTTCAACAACAACTTTAATTCTATTTGAACCCGCATAAACATCAGAATCAAAATACTTAGACTTTAAGTTAAATTTATTAATTGTTTCCCATATTGGTAAATTGTTAACAAAGTTATAACCACTATTGTTTATTTTATATATTGGTAACTTTTTAGTTTGGTCACTATAACCAATACCCGCAAAGGCACTTTGAATATTTGTATCAGTTGAATTCCAATTACTTGTATTAAAGAAATCCGCATTTGGCGATACCGCTGATTGAGTTGAAGCATCTATAATTTTTTTAGCTTCAGCATTGTCTGTTGGTGGTGTTTCAGCAGCTCCGCAATCACAAAGTTGACAGTCAGGATAACTAATATTTGGTAAAGAAATTTTTATAAAAGGATTTCGTAATGAATCAAAGATATCACCAAAAGACGCTGGTTGTTTACAATCTAAATTAATACCAGGTAAAAGATTTATCGCTTTACAAATACCAAAGACAATCCAAGCAATTACCTCATAAACAAATGTAATCAATGCTTGGAGTATTGGCCATATAAATGCCAATACGTGAACAATTGGTAATAGTGCTAACAATGCATAATAGTTTATTGGAAGTAATATATTCAATAAAAATACTAAGAAATCAAAACTTTGAACCCCATCTGTTGCTGGAAATTTATTGTTTTCACTAGCACATGAACTATCAGTAATCTCTTTAATACCAATAAATTTAGACCTGTTAAAACCTTTTTTATACTCATCATAATGTTGAGCAACAGTATAGACTTTATTATAGTCCATTTCATAAAAAGTATCTTTACAAGCAATTGCATCGGCTTGGTTTGTATATCCACTCCAATCAGTTCCAAAATAATAAGAACCTATGAATTTTTGATAGTTTGTATCACCAGTATTTGTAATGTATGCTGGGTCATTATCTGAATTAACCCAACCATATTCTTTAATGTTTGGTACCAAGAAATAACCACGTCTAATTTCTTGTGTTTCAAAATTAGTTGGTTGTGTATATTTTACCTTAAATCTATATTTTCCTTTTGTTGGAATTCCAACTGTTGGGTCTTGACTAAATACTTGCTCTCCAAATTCATTTGTCGTGACATAATTCAAATTCATTGGTACATCTAAAACCCAAGTACCATCACCATCAATAACTTTTCCACCTTGTGGTAACGTACCTTGTTCCAAAATTGGTCTTCCTTGAGTATCCTGACGTATTGTTTGTCTTACACTTATAATTTCACCAGGTCCAACGGATAAGTTACAAAGATTACCCATATCTCTTGGCGGCTTACAATTTTTCTCAACGGATTCATCATTAATACCTGTAACCAAAGAACCCATGAATATAGCACTTGGTTGGATATTAATTCCAACACTTCTTAAATCAAAATCATTTCGAGCAATATTAATTTGACAAACTTCAGGTTGACCCCAAAATGGATTAACATTTACACTTTGATTAATTGTAACAATTTGTGGTAATGAATATAAATTTGTAGATGACTTAAAATTAACACCGTCTAATTGGTCGGCACTTGCTCTACCCATACGGATTAAATCTTGTGGTGATTGTGAAAAAGGACCTATGTCCGATAAGTCACAATCCATAACTAAAGTGTGAGCTCCAACTGGAACCCCCATAATCATATAGTCACCACTTCCGTTTGTCTTTACTGTGAACTTGTAATATTTGTCATAAACCTCAATTACGGCTGGATTTGTTAGAACATCATTTCTTGTTGGGAAAGTTCCTGTTGGTACGTGACCTGTGTGTTGTGATTCATATGGTAATAAATTATATCTGTATCCATCTTCATTCACATCACTTAATGATGTATAAGGATATAATGTTGATATAATCTCGTTGTTTGAATCTTCTTCAGTTAAAGGTACAAATACCGAAACTTTTACATTTGGAACCCCATAACCACCATTAGCAACCACACGACCAACTACAACACCGTAATCGGCACACATTCTTGTGTAAACATCTTCAGACCTTACTTTCAAAGAAAGTATCTCAAGTTGTTCAAAATCTTGGTTTAATTGAATATTGATTTCTCGGTCAATCCCAACCTGTGTTTTTAATCTAATTGTTTCAGGCATCCTGTTCTTTTATTGATAAATAGTTTATATACTATTTTCTAAATAATAAGAAGGGATATTGTAAAATAAATCATCAACTAAATGTAGTTGTCTGATAATTCTTAACTCTAACTACGATATCTTTAGATGGGAATCTAATTTGATAGATTTGACTTGGTTCCGCAAAGATTGTGTTATCGGTTAAAGATATCTTCTTTGTAGCAGCATCTGAGTAAGGCATCGATGTTTGTGCTGAACTATATTGTCCACCAACTTTTCCGTAAATTGAAAGGTCCGTCAAACTGACAACACCATTTTCAGCTTGTATAAGTCTACTTAATTCTGAAAGAACAATATTTTCACCTAAACCTCTAACACCAGGACTAAAGAATGTAGTTACTCTATCAATTATATTTGAAATAACAACACCCGAATTTTGTGCAGAATCTAACACAACAGAAACTTCAACTCCCAAGTCGATAACCTGAGCACTACCAATGGTAACGTAATCATTAATCATTCTGTAATTTGACAAATATTCTGCTAAGTTTTGTTTTAATGTTTGTGATACATCAGAAGTTAATGTACCGCTAGCATCGTATGATAAAATCTGAACATTAATCTTGTTATTGTTTTCTGTAATAGATACTTTAGCAGGTGCACCAAACTCACCAGGCATGTTTCTTATAATTGCCTCATAGTCATGGATTGTAACCGCTCTGTTTTGTGCCGCAAAGTTAAACGTTACATAATTTCTAACTTCTTCTGTTGATGGATAACCTGCCCCACCAATTGCCGCAGTTACGTTATTACAAGTTAATGAATTAATTACTTGGTTGTTAATTATGTCTGATGGACCAACAACTGAAAAATCAACAGCACCTATTTGTGTAATAGTATTAATACCCAAATTTGTTGCCAAACCACCACCGATTCTATACTGAATAAACATTGTGGTATTTGCTTGTGGTGTATTACCCAATGACATTGAGTTGTTTTGATATCTTTGAATTTTCAAAGGAACGTCTAAAGTTGTGAATTGTCTTAATTGGTCTTCAGCAGTGTTGGTTCCTCCACCAAAAGTTATTTTCATAAAACCTTCAGGTGTATATTCTGTAATGAATCTATCTTGTGTTTGAATATAAGTTCCAACTTTAATGGCTGGGTCATCAGATGGTTTTGATGGGTCGGCAATAAACACTCTATCCTCAGCAAGTGCTGGTACTTCATACCATCTACCAACAGGATTTAAGAATTCTTGAGCTGTCGGTACATTTGAATAAGCGGTACCTTCTCTCTGAATAATTGATGTTACACCTAATACATTTTTTTCAGGTAAGAAAAATTCAAAGAAAGGTCTCACATCATTTGGTGTGATAACTCTTTTAAATACCTTTGTAATACCATTAACAACAGTTTCTCTTTTTGTTATTGTATAGTTAACAAGGTTGTTATTGGCATCAAAGTTTGGAATCTTCAATCTATTTGGAAAACCATCTTGGTTAAATGGTGATGCAAAATTAATATCATATATTGTTTCAAATACTTGACCAGCACCATTTACCTGACTACCACGTCTTAAGATACCCAAATATCTTTCATCTTCTTTATCACCAAAAGCAGGTACCGTAATTGAAAAATCAACCAAAGCAACTGATGGTCTTTGACCTGGTATTTTTAATCCGTAAGTTCTTGCAATGTTATAGATTGATGAACGTTGTTGAGCGTATTGAAGAACTGTTTCTTGAATACTTCTATCAATATGATAATGTAAATTATCTGCAACGGCTGCGTTCAAATCCAAGAATACTGAAAATACCGAAGCGTCGTTGAAGTTGTCAATTAATTCTGGATAATACGTTCTCGTATAATTGATAAGTTCCTGACGAATTGCTTGGAAATCCCTTACCGTGTATGAAATCTTTCTTTGAGCCATTTATGTTAAATATTGATAATAACAAAATCTTTTGAATTAAAAACATCATTACTGATAGAATAATCAATTCTCACTTTTGCGGTATATTCAGATACGTTCTGATTTGGTATAGTTAATTCGGGATTTACAATATTACCTGCGGTGGTTACAGTAGCTCCAGCGGCTTCACCTGTTGGTGATGTAATTGAAATGTTTGTCAATTGTAGTTGTGGCATAAACTTTTCAACCGAGTCTCTGATTTCAGATTCTATATTTCTAAATGTTGGTCCATCTAATGGTTCAAAAATGTATTCATATAATCTTGTACCAAAATCTGGTAAAAAATATCTTGACCCTTTTCTCGTTAATAATAAATGAATTAAATTACTTCTGATTTCCTCAGCAGCATAATCCGTTAAGTCCAAATACTTTCCGTTGAAAGAATCTACGAAGGGGAAACTTAAACCGTATGTTTTACCATTAGCCATTGTCTATAAATATAGTTGTGTTTCCTTTTTTGTGAGCAGGAAAAAAAGGACAGTGTCTACAACCTGAACCACAACAATGTCCTCGTTTCAAATGGTATTCTTTAGTGAAGACATATTTTCCATCTTCAATATAAAAATCATTATTGTTCTTGGGTGACCCATTTGGTTCTCTCAAATATGGAATATCCGTTTCGGTCATCTAAATCTTCAAATATTAATTCAAAATCAGAATCATTTAATAATTCTTCTCTCACTCTTTTACACTTATGTATATTAACATCATCTAAAACAATTATATTTGTTTTATCTTTTAATTTTAAGTATTCAGGATATGTTGTGTACTCACCACCATCTAAAACCAACAAATCAATAATGTTTGGTAATTCTGTTAAAACATTTTTAGATTCTTTCAAATATTTCATATCTTTTTCATACCATAAACGAGCGTGTTCATCTGTTGAGAAATTGATTGTATTATGGTCAAACCAAAAAACATCATTATATTCAATAATCTTACCATTCAATAATATAATATTTGGTGTCAAATATTTAGATAAATTAATTAAAGAATATTTATACATATTAGGATATAATTCAATTGACCACATTTTTTTTGTGTCATCCATTCCATCAATTATACATATTGTACTACCAAGACCATGAAAAGTACCAACATCAACAATGGTTTTTACGTCTTTGCGTTCTGTTAAATTTTTAATGTGTTTACCAAGATTTTGTTCTAAAGTTATTTGTCCAACAAAATTTAAATTTTTTTCAATTAATTCCATTTAATAAAAATGATATTTTTTAATCAATAGTAAATAAAAAGAAGAAGGGGAAAGTTATTCACTTTCCCCCTCAATAGATGTTTTTATATTTTTTCTTTATTTAATTTCACAAGCTCCACCAGCACAAGCCAATTCACCACTTAAATCTGTGTTGTCTTGTAATTCAACAACTTTTGATAAATCAATTGAGTTAAGTTTAGAGAACAATCTGTCGTACTCTTCTTTCGTACAATCTTCAAATGGTGCTTGAATATAACTTCCACCATCATAAGGTAATACTGATAAACCATTGTAAAAGTCACGGTTTTCCCACATCCACTCACCAGCCAATTCCCAATCTTCATTTTTCAAACTGATTGTTGCTGATACGTTGTGTGTGTTTGAACCTGTTCTGTGACCAGGTCTTACCCACTCTTGTGTGATTTTCTTAACACGGTCCAACAATTGGAATGGAGATTCTGTTCTCAAAATCGCTCCGTCAGGAGATTTTTGTGGAACTGAAATAACTGCCGTGTCGTGTGGACGGAAAAATTCATCTTCAACCAATTCAGGGTGATACATTGCCAAGTATTGGTAAATTGCTTCGTTCTTACCAACACGGACTCTACGGATGTAGTAATCGTTGTGCCATGCGTGGATACCTGAAGATGTTCCCAATGTAAGAGATGTTGTCCCAGCAGGTTTTACAGTAGTTGTACGAGCCGACTTGTTAACACCAATCAACTCAGCAACTCTTGCATTTTCTTCTTTAACAAGTTTTGCAGCTTCTTTCATGTTATAACCCAATACAACACCTGAACCGATACCTGTCATAGATACACCAATTAACGCTTCCTTTTCAGTTGTACGTTTCCATACATCTCTCAAGTAATGGAAATCAGTATAACCTGCTTGAAGTGTTCCGATAAATGCCGCTGCTTTAACACGGTTGTTCAAATCTTCTTGTGATTCAATGTCAGAAACATTTACCTCACATAAGTTACAGAATTGGTTTGGTCTCAATGCAATTTCACAACATGGATTAGTTCCCCAATCTTTATCGTTTGTGAAGTAGATACCAGGTTCACCTGCTCCTGATGCTTCAACACGTTTCCATAAATCCATGAAGAATTCTTTTGTGATTTTGTGTCTAACCAAAGCCGCTGAATTGTTAGCTCTTCCTCTTTGTGGATTTGTTTCCCACCAAGCACCTGACTTACAAGCAATCATCTCGTTGTCGTCAGCTGAAAATAAAGAAATCAAAGCCGCTCTACGAATACCACCTGCAAGAACTGCGTCTGCGATGTGACATACCATATCATGAACTTCAATTGGTGATAATTTTTCACCATCTTCTTTAGCATCCAACATACCTTTTAATTTGTGAATACAATCTTTCAAAGGTTGAGGACCTGGTGCTTTACCACCTGATGTTACAAGTTGAGCCCCTTTTGGTCTAACGTCTGAGAAATCAAACTCAGGTGTTGATAAGTGTTCACCGAAGTAAGACTTCATTAATACTTTAATTGCGTCAGCCCAACCTTCAATAGAATCACCAACCAAGAATCTTCTTGTTCTATTTGGGTTAGGTTTTCTAATTTCAGGAAGTTTTTCTACGTGGTGTTTTTGAACTGAGTATCCAACACCAGTTCCACCCAACAACAAGAACATTGTTTCTGAGAATGCGTCCAAGTGGTCAATAGGAAGGTAAGCACAGTTGTAAATTCTGTTTGGAGAAATCTCAATTGGTTTACCACCAAATTGCATTGACCTCATTGAAGGTAATACTTTTTTATCGTACACATACTGATATACTTCCACGATTTCACCAGCGATTTGTGGGTATTTCTTGATGTGCATGTTCATGTTTCTTGTTACCAATTCTTCCCAAGTTTCTCTTCTTTCCAACTCAGGGATGAATTTTGCGTACTTCATGTAGACAGTTAGGTCTGACAATATCTTTTGTGATGCGTCCATTTTGTTTAATTATAATTTTTTTTGTTTGTTAATTCAAGTTAGTTTCTTGCTCCTTTTGTTTTCTTTTCTCCATTAATTCTTTAATTCTATCTCGTTTTTGTTCTTCTTTCTTTTCTTCAAATCCTAAGAAAGTAACTGAACTTTCAGTGTCAATCTCGAGAAGCTCATTATCGAATTTACAGTTTTCAAATACAACCCCGTCTTTACCCAAACGTGATTTGGTGATAGCGATGGTCGCCAAGTTCATTTCTTTTTGTTGTAAAGTTTTAGCCACGGAAATGATAACGTGTCCAACTTGTGCCTTTTTGATAGAACCACCCATTTGGTCGGTGGTAACGACCTCAGAAGATATAGAGCTTCTGTTACCCTGTGTTGCGGTCCAACCCACAACTCCTAGTTCGTGACATAATGCCTCAAACCCTCTCATAACTGAACCTTCACTTTTCCATTCATCACCCAAGTTTTTATCGGGTACAACACAATCAATATAGTCCAAGACTATCATGTCGATATTATGACCATCAGCAATCATCTTACGAATCATATTCTTGATTTGGGTCATAGTGTGCTGGTCTGAAGGTAGTTTTTTAAGAAACAACTTATTCGTCATTTCTTCTCTTACTACACGTGCCTTTTCCAAAACTTCTTCTCTATGTAATGGTAATAAGTCAGGAGCAATACCCGTCCACATAGTGAAGTGTTTTCTTTGAATTACTTTTGGATTGTCTTCAAAAAACAACTGTAATACATCGTATCCGTTGTTAAATGCTGAGTTAGCAATTTTAGAAAGAACTGTAGTTTTACCTACCCCAGTTGGTGCCAAGATTACACCGAGTTCTCCTTTTGCCAATCCACCTTTAAGAAGTTTATCAATCCCTGTAATTCCCATAGGAATTGGATGACGGAAATCTTCATTTAACACGTCATCTAAATTTGTGAACACGTCTTCAATCTTGTTGTTGTTTTCCCCCACCTGTAGAGCGGTTCTCACCAACTCCTCAAGTTTGTCATAGTTTTCAAATTCACCATTGTCAAGAATTTTTTGTGATTTTGTAATCGCCTTCTGTAACTCTTGTTGTTTACAGAACTTAAGAGATTTCTCTTGTACGAAAGACGCTCCCTCAGTCGGTGCGTCTTTTACTTGTTTAATGGTATCGTTAAGAATTTTTAACATTAACTCTTGAGGAAACTCACTCTTCACCATTTGTGAAAGAGTTTCAAAAGAGGGGGTACAATCATACTTCACATAATACTCCTTTATGAGTTGGAGTAATGTTTTGAAGTATCTGTTTTCAAAGTGTGATGGTTCAATTACGTCAATGATAGAATGTGCGAAATCTTTGTCTAAAATGATTTGATTTAGTAGTTGAAGTTGAAATGTATTTCCTAGATATTCGAAGTTCTTGTTTGACATAATTTTATTCCTTTTACTGGTCTTGATAAATACTATTATACCAAGCTATAATTCATGTAACTTGTAACAAAATTTTCACCTGAAAAAATGTCAGTTAGGTCCTTTAACACACTTTTTACTTGCTGGCGTATGTCTACGGTGTATCTTATTTTAGGTGGTAAAATTTTGGCGTTTAATATTCTATGACAAATTGTCTGTTCACCGACTTTAATATAAAAATTAAAAATTTCGGGACCATTAGTATTTGACGTTTCTAGAACACTTGGGTCTTCTAAAATTTGTTCTTGGTTCTCTAAAAGATAGACAACTGAACGCATTTTTTGGTCGTACTCAAACTGAGCTACGAAGTCTTTTAGGTAGTAAGATACATTCAACGAATTCTTTGCAATCGGATTGTACCCACGGACATTGAAATACCTTTGAATAACAATGTTGTCATTCAGAGTGATAAGGAATTCCATTTTAATTACATCTGTTTCTTTCATATTTTTTTTATTATAGTGTGTTATTTGTCTTCTTTAAATTTTCTTTTTTCTTTTCTTGTAAGTTTCATAAACGGTTGAATAAATTTAAGGAACTCATCGTCACTCTTTCCGAGGTACTTGAAGAACCCATCATTTGTCATCATACGTATTAAGTTTTTGTAACCCCTACCTTCAGGGTCTAAAGTGTCGGCATAATATTGTTCAACAACTCCTTTACCCTCATCAGAAATGATTGGGTTTTGTAAATCCACGATTTTTTCATTAATCTGAAAAAATTTCTCTCCGAGTATTCCGTCTTTTGTTTTTCCACTAACTAAGTTTTTAAGTGCTGTGTTTTTTTCGTCTTCTTTCAGCAGTTGTTCCGCCTTTAGTAAAATATCACTAATCTTGACGGGTTTGTCAAGGAACTCAGGAAAATATTTGATTAATGTCTTTTCACCGAAATAATAAATCCCGTTAATATTGTCGGACTTATCACCAGTTATAATTTTGTATGGTAAAATGTTACAAGACGGCATTTCATATGTACCAATCTTTACCTTCTTACCGTGTGTATAGAATACTTTAGCAATCGGAGAATATATGGTTGTGTTTTCATCTACCAACTGTAGTAAGTCTTTGTCGGCTGATAGTATCGTTTTTTTCTCGTCTGCAGCTATTTTACAGTAATGGGCTATCAAGTCATCAGACTCATTCCTATCTACTCTTACCTGACGAATAAAACACTCTTCAATGTATTCTTTAACTCGTGCTTTTTGGCTATGATATGATTCGAGTTTGTACTCGTTCATATCTTGTCTTCTATTTAGTTTGTAATTAGGATATAGTTCACGACGCACGGATGCGTTGTCGTCACCGTCCCAAAAAACGAGAACTTTGTCGTAGTTGTGTTCATCAATTTGTTTTCGTAATGTGTTAATAAAGTGGAAGACACCCCCAATGTGGTTTCCTTCTACAAATAAGTCTCTAACTCCATGAAACCCAATCTTAAAAAGGTTATCACCATCAACTAAAAGTGTCTTCACATTTATTTTATTATGCCAATTCGGCAGATTCACTTAATTCAAAATCACCATCAACACCGATTATCTCTTTCCAATAATCAGCATGTTCTTTCTTGTAGTTCTCAATCGATACCTTCTCTTCAGCCGCGTCTTTTCCTGCCAAGAAACCGTGGGGGGTAACAATAATTTTACCATCCTCATATCCCAAACCATTGATGTGGTTTTTCATAACAGAAACTTTTGTACGGATTGCGAACTTAACTGTTCGTTTGTCTTTGGTAGCCGAAATTTTGTTTGTACCTGCACCTTTTTGATTTCCAAATAAGAATACCAAAGATGAGTTCAACCAAATCGCTTCACCACCTTTTGCTTTAATCTTTGGTTGACCAAATGGATTATCTGGTAATTCAACCCAAGGTTGGTTGATAATGATTAAAGTATTTTCGTGTTTTGAATCTGATTTTCTTGAACCTGAAATACGTTGATTGATACCCATACCAATCTTGTCAGCAAGAACCGCAGCGTTGTGTTGTTTACCACCTTTACCTTCATAAGTCATCTTACAAGGAACTGAACCAACTGAATCCCAAATAAAACATAAACTGTAATCCAATTCACCTTTTTCTTGAGCGTCTAATAATTCGTTGATATAATCGGTAATCTGTTCAATGTAACTAAAGTTGTTATTGAAAATAAAGAATCCATCCCAATCCGCTTCACCTGTTGCTTCGTCAACAACTTCTTCACATTCAAAACCCATAAGTTTTGCGTGTTCAAAACTCCATTTTTGTTCTGTAATAATAAACACGGGAAGGATATTTTGTTTTTGAGCAGATACAGCTGATTTAACAGCCGCAGTTGTTTTTCCTGTGTCAGAGTGACCCAAGAACATATTCAAATGTCCAATAGCAGGACCTGGTAATCCTACAGCATCTAAGAAATGTGTTCCCAACTCCAAAAAACGTTGTGGTTTATATTTTGCTGAAGTAGAAAATTTTTTCTTTATTGAACTGAAATCATTTTTTTTAATTGCCATAGTTGTTATAAATTAATCATGTATGGTACCAAATAAGATACCATACATGATGTGTTTTAGTTTATTAGAATGGTAGGTCCTCGTCAGGTTCCGCGTTAATCTGTGGGTCACTGTGGAATGGACTTGGAGTTTCTTTTGCTCCACCCATAGTCATGATTCCTTCATCACCATACAAATATTTTCCTGTTTCAGAATCCCAACGTGGTTCTTCTCCACGAGAAAGAGCTTCCAAATACTCAACAGGTTTCTTAGAGTAAACGTCAGCCCAAGTCAAAGCGTCTTTCAACCACTCTTCTTTAGTTGCTGCGTTCTCATGAAGAGATGTTGGGTCATCATGCATGATTGTTTGGATTGATGTATAATCTTTACCACCAGGTGTCTTAGATTTTACCAACTGTACGATAAGGTCTCTACCTTTATCAGGGTCGGTAATATCACCCTTTTGTCTCCAAATAGGAATAATTTTGTCCAAGATACCATCGTTCTTGTAATTGTGTTTGAAACGCCAGAATTTTACACCTTCTTCTTCAGCGTCACGGTCAATAACCTTCACGATGTAAAATTTACGTGATTTGTATTGTTTAGCCAATTCTTTGTCAGACTCTTTTCCTGTTGACATAAGTTCTTCATAAACCTCATTCAAAGGTGAACGCTCATTGTCGTTTTTACCTGGGTCATAAAACTTTTGCCATTTACCACCAACTTGTAATTCATGGTACCATACTTCTTTGAAAGGTGAAGAACCATCTGGTGTTGGGAGGATACGGACTCTACGTTGTCCTTGTGCTTGACCTTGTGGAAGGATACAAGCGAAATACTTTTTCATTCTTTCCTCTTGAGACATTTTGTTAGAATCTCCGAAAGATTGTGTGTTTTTTTCGTACTGTGAAAGTACTGCGTCAAGTGAGCTCATCATAATTTTGTTTTTGTTTTGTTAGTTAAGTATAGGTTATGTTTTTTAATTCGTCAAATTATTCGCCAATAAAAAAGGGTCACAACGTGACCCCTAAAGTATAGTAAAATTTTCACAAAAATCAACCCATCTTAAATGATGATTGGGTTGGTTCGTCTCCGTAATTGTCAAACGTTTTTTTGATTTCAGATGGAACAATTTGTTCTACTTCATCAGATGTTAAAACATATTCATTTTTACCTGATTTTTCCATATCATCTTGTTTGTCATCAAAAAAACTTGAAAGTTTTTGATTGAATGGTCCACTATCAAGACTTCTTAATTCTAATTTTTCTTGAGCCGTTTTTGGTCTGTATTTTTCAATTTTATCTTCCATTGAATTTAATTTTTCAAATACTTGGTCCATTGAATTTAATTTATTTTGCATGTCCTCAATTTGTTTGAACATCATGTCAAAATATTCTTGTTGTTTTGATTCAATACTTTTTTGAGAATTAACCAAATCAGTAATATCTAATTCTTCACTTTCTGAACTACTATCAGATTCTTCAGATTTTCCTGTTGAATCAATTTTTTCAACTTCAGTATCAGTTGTTGTATCAATCACTTCAGGTTCTGCGGGTGCTGTTGGACCTAAAGTTGGGTCCGCAGGTGCCGTTGCAGCATCAGGTGCTGGCGGTACATCTCCTGCAGCAGCATCAGGTGGTGGGGGAATGTCACCAAGTCCTGCAGCATCTTGTTCCATTATATAAGAATTAATCTTATTATGTCTTTTAATTTCTTCGATAATTTTTCTATCTATAGCCATTTGACTTATCCGTTTAATAATTGTTTAACACCGTGTGGAGTTTCAACTTGAACTCTTCTATTTGTCTTTAATGTGTTATCCACTCTTTCAATAAGACCGTCTCTATCTCTTACAGTGTAGCAACTTCCACTATCTAAGTCGCAAACTTCGGTATAACCATTACCTGTATTTTTTTCAGTGTATCTTGAGTTTTTACCAAGATAGTTGTCTAAATGTTGTTTAATATCCATAATATTTTTCTTAATAAATATATCTTAAAGGGTAAATAGTTTATAAACCTCACATATATGTAAGGCTTCATCAGCCGCTTTTTGTATGTCAACAAATGTACTATCATTACTATTAGCCCATTTATCAAATTCAGTTTGATTTTGAAATCTTTTTGTTGGCCAATTAGTAATCCAAAGATTAACCATATACGCAACAATTTCTTCTCTATATAAACCATCCCATTTTCTACCATTAGTATATATTATACTATTCGCAGGATTTGATTTATTATAATATAAATCAGATATAAATCTAACAGAGTTTTCAAAATTAGAAAAAACCGCATATGGTGCACTTTGCCCAAAATTAGACTTACAAGCGTATTGGTTAGTCAAATACGTATTTCTTCCCCCATAAGATATTTGTGGGAAAGGAATACCACCCAACGGAGTTCCACCCAAATCATGATTAAAAGCATATAATGTTTTATCATCATGTCCATTTACATACATGGTAAAGAATGTCATTAATCTTGCAACATTATTTGGTACAATATTTTTAATAATTTTTGCAACATCAGCAATTGTTATATTAGTAATAACATTTTCAATACCACTGAATTTTCGATATTCTGTACTTGCATCTGAAATATCTTTAAGACAATAAACTTGTGGTGATGGTGTATATTTAGCATTTAATTGAACACCATTCCCTATTGTAATAACATTAACTACAGGTTGTGCTGCGGTTGTTGCCGTTTCTTTAAGTCGATATAGTGATTGTACCAATTCACTTAATAAATTTTGATTAATTGACATGATTTGTTTACTAATCAATGGAAGTGAATAAACCGGCATTCTTGTACCCGTAAAGAATGTTTTGAAATTTCCCGAATCTATTACATGTTCAACCGATTGAATCATATAAGGACCTCTAAACATTGGTACGTGTCTTAAATTGAAATACATTGTAGGTTGTATCATCACATTACCTAATGCTTCAACTCTACATTCATAACTTCTATTTTTATATAAATTATATAAACTAACACTTTGTGTGTTAACTTTTCTACCCGACGCACCCATAGCCATGTCAGTCATTATTTTATTACCTTCAGTTGTTGCTGCGGCGGGGTTTTGGTCTAATTGAATACTATAAAAAATTCCTTGATTTCTTGTTCCAAAATCAACATTAAAAGCAACAACTTTGTTTGATGTTGCCCAATCTTTTTTTCCTTGTAAATTTGAAACCATAGGATTATCAGAACTTCGTGTTAAATCAAACGCATCGGTTCTCCATCTATAATCCGCATTGTCTCTCATGTCTAAATGTTCACTTGGTTTACCAGCGTAATAACAAACTAACTTTGGTTGTGAGTTTCTATAATCAACATCCAAGAAAGTACCAAATAAAGAATTCGCCAAAGATTCAGATGATTCAGCATTTGGTGTAACACCTTGTTTTACTTCACCAACACCCCAAAAATTGATATAAGCAGGTAATGGCATCATTTGGAATTGGTTATCAGCAATAATTTTACTAATGAAATCAATAACCCTTGTATCCATAGATGTGGTTCCCGAAAAGAAATTTATCAATTTAAATACGTCAACCAATATCTTATCACCAATATCTCTGTTTGCTCTATCTAAAAATAAAACATCTGAAAATAATGTTTTATCCGTATATTCAGTACCTGCAATCCATTTATCATTGAATGCCTTAAATGATTCGTAAAACTCTAATTTAGGTTGTGTTCCATCAACCGCAGATAAAATTGGTTTTTCAACTGTTTCAGTTACATCAGGTAAAGTTTTTTGTAATGAAAAAAATAATTGTCCTAAAACTTCATTTATGTTGTTATTTTTGTCTGTAAGATATCCATTTAATCCATCTATAAAGTCAGCTTTATTATATGTGTCATTTGGGAACTGTTCTTTTAATTTAAGTTTTTGTGTTCCAAAAATTTTGATTAATGGTGCAAAATTAACAACATTTTGTTGGGTAAATTCAATATTCATTGTTGGGAAGAAATCTGTAAAGTAACTTCCATTATTGGTATATTCCATACCTGGTTGAGTACCAAAACCAACATAAGTATACATGGCTTTCCACGCATCAGTATTATTTGTATATGATTGTTGATATGTCGTAGTACCACCTTGGGTTGGTAATGAATTAATCACATACGAATTATATGTATAACCATCAACCACTTTATTAGGAGATATTGGTGGTGCAGGCAATGTTGTAAATGAACCAAACAATTTACGATTAAAATTACTCGGATTTCCGTATCTAAATGTTTTATAGTAATTTAAAAAAGAGTTTATTATATTAGTGGCATTATTCATTTGTTTAATAGAACAATCATTAACATAATCATTCGCATTTTTCTTATTATCAACTTCAGGTATAAATAAAATACCGGTCATTAATTCTTGGAAATTCTTAACAATAGTTTTGTCATAAAGGTCTTCAAGTGTTAAATTAAGATTTGATTTTGAGAAGTTTAAGAATTCAGTTTCAAATGAATCTAAAATATCTTTTTTGAAAGTCCCAAACACATCTTCAATTTTTGTATATTTTTGACTTAATAAGAATGGTTCTTGTATAGTTGACCCAGTGTAAATTTGTTTAAGATATTCATCATAACTTGGTTTTTTTATACTTTGTAATTCAAAATAACCATAGTTTGGTGCCACCCAAAATGTACGAACCGCACCATTTTGAACCGCTTTATTATTGAAAACTTCTTGTGTCATGGTATCACCAGTGGCATTGTTTTGGAAACATTCAGCCTTTATTTGATTTACATTTGAACCAAATGAAGGAATTACCATTGTTGTGTTACCGTTTAATTTATTTTTTATCTG